AGACAGTAGCAACTAAAGCTATTATCGCCTGCGGTCCACGTCAGAACCGTGCTGAACGTCTGGCCATAATCCGTAGAGCGATAAAGCGTTGCTGGTGTTGGACCGACATTCTTCAAGCATGCCCACACCGTACCCAGATCGGAACCATACCCGACAGCAAGTACCTTTGGCGTATAGGTGCCGAAGAACCACGGTTCACTGAACCAGTCGGCAGTAGGCAGTCCGCCGCAGAACGCCCACGTTGCGGCACCTCTTGCGTTTGTCGTGTAGGCCGGTCGCATCGGTGCCGCAAAACCATTGGGGATCACAATCCAGTGGTCTTTGTCAGCGGCAACAATCATCCCTGCTTGATGTGCGTCGGCGGCCACTCCCGCATAAAGCGAGGTCGGATAATTGGCGAGCGGTGTCCACGTTCCGTCAGCGCCGTAGTTGGTGGAATAGCAGGATGCGTCGACGTTGTCGTTCTGGTGCGTGGTACGCGAGACAATAAAACTGGGATCATCCGCAGCGTACTCCAGGTTTGACGAGACATATCGCAAGCCAGGTGTAGCAACGGCCAACGGATAAGACGTGAAGGTGCCACGCACTGGCGCGCCGATATCATGCAGGCCCAACACAGGATAAGTACCGCCCGGCGGGCACAGCATATCTACTGTAACGGTCGACTCCTGCCCGCGTCCCATCGACCACGAATAGAAGTTTCCAGCAACGTTGGGGTAGCTCATGCCGCCCGTTGTCCTGGGTGTGGGATCGGTAGAGGAAGTGCCAAGATAAAACAGGCTCTGGTTTCCGCCCCACCAGCAGCGGCCAGCGGCATCGATGAACGCACCAATGGCATAGGTGAAGGCGCTAATGCCTTGCCCGAACAGCTGATTGACATAACCAATGTCGTAGGAAGCCGCCCGCAAATAGGCGGTGTGGCCGCCTGTGTATCCCGTCCACGTTACTGGCGATCCGGTGTTTGCGTTAGTCGTGGAAAACCCCGCGCTGATACCTTGCGGACCGAATACGGCCAGATAGCTTTTGCTGGCGGTGAGGTTGCGCGGGTCGACACACACAAAGACGGTAGACCCGAAACTAGCGGGCGAATACGAGCCTGCCGTGATATTGGTCCACGTCCCCGGCGACCCCGGAACGTATCGCCATACACCGCGCGGGTCCGTTGCCGTAGGCCGCGTAAATGACAGGAAGTCGGCCGTTCCAGATGATGCGCTCGACGCATTCGCAGTCAGCGTCAGCGTCGTCCCGATATAGGTTAGTACGGTACCGACAGACTGTGACGTCGTGTTATTGTACACCAGCATTCCCGCCGCAACGCCGGGATTAGTACCCATCGTGATCGTGTTCGTGCTGGTGGTCCACGCCGCAGCCGCCGACACATTAACGCCAGGCTGTGCAACGACGCAGTAATAAACGCCATCGTAATTACAGCCCGCACTGACGATGTAGAAAACATTCGTGCCAAACGGTGTCATCAAGGTAAACGACACGCCGCCGTCGGTGCTTTCATAAACCCCGACACCGCCTACCGGCAGAATGATGTGCTTGGTGACGAGCTGGCTGTTGACGGTCGTGGTCCCCATCGACGGATCGATGACAACACCACACGCCACGCCGTATGTAGTATTCGGGATCGGGGTTGATCCGCTAATCAAGACCGGCGTCCAAGTGGCAAGCGAACTAGCCCCACCCGATTTAGTCAGCGTCGTATAGACACCGGCAGATTTGCCGCTGGCGGCAGGCATGCCGCAATAAGCCACGTTCGGATTGACGGGATCGACGGCTAGCTTGTAGTTGTCCGTCTTGGTGCCGTTGTTGCCTTGTGCGGTTTCATTCGCAATCGCGATGTTGGTCAGGTTCCACGTCGTGGCCGCATTGGTGCTGTACCAAATCCGGGTGCCGTAGACACTCCCGGACATATCGGGGAACACGGCAACAATGACGTTGCTGTCCCCCGGTGCCTGAACCATATCCCACGCGCCGTTATCGTTGCTGCCACGGTTGGCTACGCCGCCGCCAAGGGCACCAGACAGGCTGACATGCGTCATCAGCGGCACCCACTTTTTCGTCGGGTCCGCATAATCTGCGGTGGTGCCAGTCCAACGATAGATGTTGCCGACGTCGGTGCGGCAAACCATCCGGCCGTCATTGGCGATGTGCATGCCAACGACGAGCCCGCCTGCACCTAGCGGAAGCGTGTTCCAGCCACTACCAGCAGCAACAGGGATCGGAAAATTCAGCGTTGCCGGCATGCTATGGTCCCCACGCTGCGGCGGCCATTACGGAGCCGATGAAGGGATCGGCATCCACCGATGGCGTCCCCGTCGCTGTCATGTATCCCGACCAGAGGCCGCCCGGATTGCCGCCAACCGTAATGGTTAAATCGTAATCCTCGGTCGTACCGGCATTCGGTGTAACCCCAGCCACAGAGGGCTGGTTAACAGCAACAATGCCAAAGCCACCGGCCGGGATAGTCAGTGCCGTGGTGGTTGTTAGCGGGTTGGCGTAAAAACCCTCTACCTTGGTAGCCAGTGCCGCTCCGGTCGGCACTGCCGAATTAACCCCTGTCAATACTCCGACAGTCATGGCACCGGCTAGAATAGCTGCGCTGGTGGTGGTGGCGATAACGTCCGGCGTAGTGAATACTGTCCCGGTATATTGCCAGATGCTGACCCTGCCCGTAGTAGGTTCAACCACCTTGGTCATTGTATTGCCGCCAATGGTTACACCGGCCAGTGGAAGGCCGACATTGACGCAGACAACGATGACGTCGCTGGCCGATGCGTTGTTGATGGGAGCCGCCGCAATCGTGAGGCTGGTGCTCGCGTAGGAAATATCCTGAATGCTGCCCGCCTTCTTGGTCCAAGTCGCCCCCGCTGCTACCGTTTGCGTCCATGACGCCGACGCACTGACGGTCGACTGATTGGTCGCAGCATCCTCGTGCATGTAGTAGGCGTAACGCGTCCCCGTCGTGATGCCTGTTGCCGTCGCCGTCTTTGCGCCTGTTGCACTGATCGCTTGCGATCCCGCATACATCGCCGCCGTGCCGGCGTTGTTCTGCCCGGCCTTGACCTGGGCCGCGGTAGGCGCGGTCGCTGATGTGGTCACCACATAGTAAAGCGTGCCATTAGCCTCGTTGGTCGTGACGCCGATGGCCGCAGTTGTCGTTGATCCAATCTGTGACCCGAGCGGCGAGGTCAGCGTCGGCGCGGTAACGTCCGGCGCTGTCATCGCCTGGCTGACCGTGTTGGAATAGACAGACGCCGCACCGCGCTGCAATTTCAGGCGGGCGTAATAGGTCACGCCACCCGACAGCGTAGTGATGCCGGCAAAGGTGACCGTCCCCGCGGCTACCTCGGCGCTATCCAGCACATTTACATCGCTATCGAACAGGGAGGAGAAATCGCTGTTGTCATCTATCTCGATCGTCAGACTATCCGAGACTTCTGCGGTGAATGTCGCGGTGAACACCGGATCATACACGCTCGGACCCGAGGTCCACACCAAGACCGGTGCCGGCAGGGACGGCGCGGCCGCAATCGGCCCCAGCGCATTCGACGTGGCGTTGGCACTGCCTGCCGTGTTGGTCCCGGTCACAACGCAGGTGATATTAAGCCCCTCGTCGGCGACCACCGTCGTGTAAGTGTTGACGCCAGTCCCGACGTTGGTCGCGCCACGCTTCCATTGATAGCTGAACGTCGGTGTCGGTGACCCTGCCCACGTTCCATTGGTGGCGGTCAGAACACTGCCAGTAACCGTCGACCCCGAAATAACCGGTGCAACAGAATTTGATGGCGCAACAGCCGATGCCGTAATCGGCCCGACCGCCGCCGATGTCGCGCTGGCATTGCCGCCCGCATTGGTGGCGGTAACCACCACCGTGATGGTCGACCCCACGTCGCCAGCCACCGAGGTGTAGGTGTTGACATTGGTGCCAACGTTGGTCGCTCCCCGCTTCCACTGGTAGGCGTAGGTCGGAGATCCCGACCACGTCCCCGTCGTGGTGGTGAGAACGCCGCCCTGCACCGTGCTGCCCGTGATAACCGGCAATACCGAATTGACCGGTGCCGCAGCCGTAACCGCCGCAGTCGGCAGAGACGTAGCCGATGCGTTGCCGATGGCGTTGGTTGCGGTCACCGTGCAAGTGATCGTCGCGCCGAGGTCGGCCGTCACAAGCGTGTAGCTTGTGCCTGTCGCGCCGCTGATGTTCACGCCGCCGCGCTTCCATTGCCGCGCATAGGTGATCGGCGCCGTTCCCGACCAGGTGCCGTTGGATATGTTGAGGGTTTGTCCGACCACCGGCGAACCGGTGATTACAGGCAAGACGCTGTTGGATGGCGCGGTGGCGGCGCCTGAGACAGGCCCCAGGCCCGCCGCCGTGGCGCTGGCATTGCCGACGCTGTTGGTGGCCGTCACCCGCGCCGTAACCACCGAGCCAATATCGGCCACCGTCAATACATAGGTGTTTGATGTTGCGCCGGCGATATCGGTCATGGTGTCCTAACCCATTGATAGGTGAACGTCGGCGCAGGCGAGCCGTCCCACGTCCCCTTGCTCACCGTCAGCGTCGAGCCGACCGCGGGTGTGCCGGAAACGACAGGCGGCGCAGTGTTGGCAGGCAGCGTCGGCGTGGTGTCGACAGGTTCGGTCCAGGCGTGGACGGTAATCACGGCGTGCGCGGTGATCCCGTCAGGATCGCGCATGTACTGGATCTGCTCGATTGACAGTTCAATCAGCCGCTGGCCGTCGACCACCAGCGAGGCCCGATCGAGATCGGATGCGATGGCGGCGCCGAGCTTCTTGACCTGGACGGTGTCCGGCCCCGCCGCCCAGCCGTCGAGCGTCAGGAACGCTTCGCCGCCGTCAAGGCAGTCGCCATGTTCGGGCAGCATCTGGAACGGCCCGAAACTCACATAGGGTTTCAACGCCCCGCCCGGCACGCCGTCGTAGATCCGGCCGCCGGTCTGCTCGCCGGTCGCGCCGGCTTTCATCAGCGACAGCGTGCCCTTCTGCATGGCTAACGCGGGATCGGAATAGCTCACACCGCCACCCCGGTTTCGGCAATCATCTCGATCCATATCCCGTGCTGGCTGTCGCCGACGAACGGATCGATCGCTGTTCGGATATTGAACTCGGTGCCGTTCTCGACCTCGGTGGCCTTCCAGTCGGTAGTTATCCGTCGGGTATCCGTCGAGCGCCGCACCGTCACGACAACGGGTTGCCGCCCTGCCAGCCTGGCAGCGTCGACCGCCTCGCCGCCGACCTTGGCGGTGATGTTGGCTGACACGGTAAACCGCTCCAGCCATCCGGTCGAGACGTTGCCGTATTCATCCTCGGTGGTGTCGCGCTCGGAGAACTTCAGGCGGTAGCGCAGGCTGCCCGCGCCATACTCCGGCGCCGGCATTTAACGCTTGCCCTTTCGGAATGTGTGGCCGGCGTCGACCATGTCCCTGGTCAGGTAAGTGCCGGCAGGATCGGAAGGCAACGCAATCCTGCCGGCGCCCGCGCGCTCGATCTGCAGGGCAGCGGCTTCAAGCACACGGGCATAGGTGACGCCGCCACTAAAGCGCACGGTCTTGCGCGGGTGCGGCCGATAGTCAAAATCGCGGAACATCTCGACGGTTTTCATGCCCGCGGCATCCAGTAGGTCGAGATCACGTCCGTCATCCATCCCGGCGTTTGCGCCTCGGTGCCGGGCACCAGGATCTCGCGGTTTTCGTACAAATGCGAGGTGTACCTTAGCACCGCGTCGGTGATGCCGGGATCGAGTTCGTCGGCATCGGCGTAGCCGGACGGGATTGCCACCGCCATGCCATCGGCAAATTCGCCAGCCATCACATAAAGCCCGACACCGTGCGTCGACATCGCAGTGATGGTGTATGCCGCCGATATATCGCCATCGGCGTCGACCGTGAAACTGTTGACCGGCGACACCGGCACCTGCGCCAGTCCATTGCAGAAGTTGGCGCTGTTCGGTTTCCATGTCCATGTCACCGGATTTACCGAGACGTTGGTGACCCGTTCGAACCAGCTGATAGCCCGCTTGATGGCGTCGGTGATGTAAGCGTCATCATAATTTCCGTCGACGCGTAAGTGTGCCCTCGCCAGCGGCAGCAACGCCGCCGGCAATGACGAGCGGTCCAGCCCGCTGGCGACAATCCCGCTCATACTTCCACCTGCCGGTAATAGCGTTCGATCACCGGCATCAGGTCGCAGGACAGCACCGAGCCGTCCGATCTCAGCATCATTAGCGTGGTGTCCGAAATGGTCATTTCCTCGATCCCGATGCCGTCGGCGCCGCGCTCGCCCCGGTCGCCCTTGGCCCCGCGCTCGCCAGCTGGTCCCCTCTCACCGGGCCGGCCGCGCACGCCCTTGGCCCCCAGCATCCAGCCCGGCCCCGGCAATTCGCCGGGATCATCCTTGACCGCCCGCCACTCGGAACCGTTGTGGCTGACCACGTCCAGGGCGCGGTATTCGGCCTTGGCATCCCACAGGCCCCTGGCCTCGCCGGGGTAGCCATCCAGCCCGCGCTCGCCCTTTTCGCCGCGTTCGCCCTGCGGCCCCGCCACCCCGATATCTCCGGCCAACCCGCGCGGCCCCGGATCGCCCACCGGCCCTCGTTCCCCGGCCGCGCCAACCGCACCAGTGGCGCCTGTCAGACCTGGTGGCCCTTGCGGCCCTTCCGGCCCAACCTCGCCCTGTGACCCGCGCTGGCCGTCCTGACCCCGCTCCCCGGCTGGCCCCGGTGTTCTAATTACGTTCCCGTAGGCGTCGGTTAGCTCCGTTACCCTGGCTTCCAGAACAATTCGGGCATTTCGCTCCGTCGCCAGCACCTCGCCGACGGCGGCAATAATCGAGCTATGATCAAGCTGCATGGCTATCCATGGTCCGCTGAAGCAAGAACCTTGCGTATGCTTTGGCCTCTTCCGGGTCGGGCTTGTCGTCTTCCTCATCGGGCTTTTCGTCGTCGGGCGGCGGTGCGGCCGGCGCCGGTTTGGTCAGCGCCTGGTCCCAGGCCGACAGCGGCACGACCTGCTGCTGCACCCTCGGCTCGTTGCCTTCCTTGGCAGCTGGCAGGCTTTCCCTTGCACGGGCTTCGTTAGGCGAGAAGATGCCGCCCTGCACCGCGCGGGCCAGGCCGTCGATGCGGTCCTTGAATGCCGAGCGCAGCAGGATCGAGCTATCGAGTTCGGAATACTCGCCGTCGTTCTTGGAGATGCCGAACAGCCGATCAATCGCCAGTTCGACCTGGTTCAAGGCAAACCCTAAACCGCCCCCGATCCAGAAGTTCATCAGCGCCTCGGTCGAACCCATCGGCTGGGCGTCGGAGCCGATGATGGCGAGCGGCACCCGGAACACGGCGGCGATCTGCTGGTCGCTCATCTTCTGCGCCTCGGCAAACTGCGCATCGG